TGATCATCAATTCTCTGGTCAACAGTCTGTATATGAGGTACTGCTTCTACAAACTGCGACCTGAGGGTTCTAAGGACAAGTTCAAGGAGAACGTGGCCCTGATCACGTATGGGGACGACAACGGCATGGGCGTCAGCGACCGTGTTCCGTGGTTCAACCATACAACGATTCAGAAAACTTTGGCTGACATTGGTGTGGAATACACCATGGCCGACAAAGTTTCCGAGTCGATTCCGTATATTCACATCGACCAATTCTCTTTTTTGAAGAGAAAGTGGGTGTACGATGACGAGGTGGGGGCGTGGTTGTGTCCTCTCGAGGAGGAGTCGATCCACAAAAGTCTCACGACGTGGACCCCCTCGACAAGCGTTGATTGTTACAAGCAGATGGTTGATGTAATCAGCAGCGCCAACTCTGAATACTTCTTTTATGGAAGAGAAGTGTTCAACCGTCACCGTGACTTTTTTGCCAAGGTGCTTGAAGAAGTACCTTATAGTGCATATGTCACGGAACGGACCTTGCCTTCCTGGGATGAGCTTCGAGAGAGGTTCTGGCGAGCGTCCGAACAGATTTCCGGGACGAACTAGTGGGCTAAGCCACCTGCATGTTTGTATATTTGGTTTCAGAAAAATCCAGAAAAAGAAAAAGAAAGTGTTGGGGTGCCTACCACAAAGCGCACCCCTCCTATGTCGTATAAGAGCGCGACTTGGGAGAGTATTTTGCCTCTTTTCCTTTTGCAAGGCGATAGTGATCAACCTGCAGAGCACACCATGATGGAGACAGCTGTCTCTTTTGTGGATAATGCTGCAGGTGACGCTTATATCGCCGAACATGCTCCCAATCCCATTGCAACTGCTGATGGAACGCCGGATCTTTCGCTTGGAAAATTCCTAGCGAGACCGACCGAAATTGACAGTTTCACGTGGACGACATCGAACCCAATCGGTGTTGCAAGGTCTATACAACCTTGGGACTTGTTCTTGAACAACGCACTCATCAAGCGTAAAATTGACAACTATCCCTTTCTTCGAGGGCGATTGCATGTCAAAGTGGTTATCAATGCCACACCATTTCAGTTTGGTTGCATGAGAGTGTGTTATTCACCATTGTTGGGTTATGTTTCTGACAAGATCAGAACGAATCCGACAACTGACTTGCCACTGCGTATTCCATATTCGCAGCAGCCTGGGGCTTACATCTCGCCTCAGAGCAATCGCGGCGTCGAGCTTGAGCTACCATTTTTCTTCCATGAGAATTGGCTCAATATCACGCAGAGACTCAATGTTCAAGACTTTGGGACTCTGAGGTACGTGATTTTCGCTCCGCTCGACGTCGCTTCGGCAAGTGGTCCTACCAATGTCACAGTGAGAACATTGGCATGGATGACCGACGTTGAACTCATGGGTTCCACTGCTTCTCTCGCCCTTCAAGGTGATGAGTATGGCAATGGTCCTGTGTCGCGTCCGGCCACAGTGATTGCGGGAATTGCTTCACAACTGACGAATGTTCCGATTTTGGGTAAATTTGCTAAAGCTACCCAGATAGGAGCTTCAGCTGTGTCAACGATCGCTTCACTGTTTGGTTACACAAACGTGCCTAACATTAACAATGTTGAGCCCGTCTATGTGATGACCACTCCTCATTTGGCTTCGGCAGAAATTTCCACACCTGTGCAGAAGTTGACGCTAGATCCCAAACAGGAGCTCTCGCTAGATACGAGTTATTTGGGCGGCTCGTTGAAAGATGAACTAGCCCTTACTCATCTCTTGCAGAAGGAGTCCTTTTTCGCTGACGCGGATTGGACTTCAGGTGCTCTTGTGGGAACTACCTTGTTCAACACGAGAATCACCCCTTCGTTGAGAGACATTGTGCAATTGTCCATTGCTAGCACGCCTGTTGGACTACGATCGTATGATACGATTATGTCTTACAACAGTAACTTGTTCAAGCATTGGCGAGGCACAATCAAGATCAGGATGAAGGTGGTGTGCACCAAGTTCCACAAAGGTCGACTCAAGATTTCTTATGATCCTGTGTCGGACATTTCAGTCACGGAACCTGGTACGAACGCAGTGTACACCCATATCTTTGACTTTGGAGACCCGGCGGTTGTTATCCTGGAAATTCCATACCCCCACGGTCTTGCTTGGTTGGATGTGTAAAACGACTCCACCGTTGACTGGACCCGAGGAACGGTGCTTGCGCCGCGCTATGGTAAGGACAACGGTACATTGTCAGTGAGAGTTTTCAGCACTCTGGAGGCACCAGTAGCATCAGCAGTCAAATTGTTGTTCTACGTCTCCGCTGGCGACTCTTTCGAGTTCACGAATCCAAC